CCCAACGGAGTTGTCCCGCGCCTGCTGGCGAGGCTGAGGGACCCGACCGTCGCATGAGCCTCAAGACCGAGGCGGTGCCGCCCATGTGGCGGGGCGAAGCCGCGATCGTCGCAGCACCGGGCCCGTCGCTGACGCCTGCTTCGGTCGAGGCCTGCCGCTTGGCGCATGCGCGCGGCACGCATCGCATCGTCGCGGTGCAGGACGCCTATAGGCTGATGCCGTGGTCTGACATTCTCTATGGCTGCGACCCGTCCTGGTGGAAGCTTCACACGGGATGCCCGTCGTTCGCAGGCGAGAAATGGAGCACACACGAAAAGGACACGAACGATAAGACCGAGGCCGCCGGGCTATACGGCCTGCGTGTCGTCGCCGGCAAGCAGGGCCATGGCTTCTCGATGGACCCCGCGGTGATTCACTACGGCATGAATAGTGGGTTCCAATCGGTCAACCTGACGATCCTCCTGGGGGTGGTGCGGGTAGTCCTGGTCGGGTTCGACATGCGCACGTCAGGCGGCAAGCGGCATTTCTTCGGCGATCACCCCCGGCCTCTTCACAACTCTGGCCAATACGCGACCTTCATCTCGAATTTCGATCGCGCCGCAAGGATGATGCATCCCGGCGTCTCGATTGTGAACGCGACGCCTGGGTCTGCGCTCAAGTGTTTCCCCATGGTGCCGCTAGCGGACGCGCTATCGACGGAGCTCGCAGCGTGAGCATCAGCCGTATCGTCGAGGACGACTATCGTCTCAAGACGGCGCGCTGCCTCGACCTCGAGAACCCGCGAGCACGACCCCTTCAGAGATCAATCGACTAGGGTTGGGGAGAACTGGCTATGAGAAAGGCGCTGATCATCACGAACGAGCGGGCCGAGTACCAAAAGTCTTGGGGCCTTGCCTTCGGCGAGGGCCTGAAGCGTCACGGATGGGCGGTCGAGGTCGCGCCCGAAGCCGGGAAGCGCTGCGATTTGCTGGTAATGTGGAGTGCACGCCGGGTCGATCGCACCGAGCGCCAGAAGGCACGCGGCGGCGAGGTCTGCGTCCTCGAGCGCGGCTACCTCGACAACCGCTTTGGCTGGACGAGCGTTTCCTTCGGCGGCGGGCTCAACGGCCGTGCCGTGTTCCGTGGTCCCTTCGAGGACGGCTCGCGCTGGGAGAAGAATTTTGCACACCTTATGAAACCCTGGCGCGCGACGAAGGGCGACTATGCGCTGATCCTACAGCAGATCACCGGCGACATCGCCGTCGAGAACGTCAACCTCCCCCGGTTCTACCAGAAGGCCAGCAGCGCGTTCAGCCCCTACATGAACGTGCGGGTCCGGGCGCATCCAAACGTCAACCCTCGCCGCCATACGCCGCAGCAGATGGCCGAAGCGCGGCGGAAGCTCGGGTCGGACCTTGCTTTCGCATCTCTAGCCGTGACCTGGAATTCTAATTCCGGCGTGGACGCTGTTCTCGCCGGCATCCCGACGATAGCCATGGATCAGGGCTCGATGGCCTGGGGCGTCACCGGGCACGAATTGAAGCCGCCGCCGAAGCCCGATCGCACCGCCTGGGCGCGTGCGCTCGCCTGGAAACAATGGCGGCGCGAGGAAATGCTGTCCGGCGATTGCTGGGCGGCTGTAGGCTACTGAGGGCCCCCCTATGCGCCACGGCCGCCTCAAGCATTACATCACCCTGCAGCGCAAGGAGGTCTCTACCTCCCCGTCGGGGCAGCGGTCCGAGACCTGGTCTGTCCTCAAGCGGATGCATGCCTCTGTCGAGCCCGTGGGCGGCGACGAGCGGTTCTCACAGCCTCAGTATGTGGCGCGCGAGCAGGTCGAATTCCTGGTCCGCTATCAGGCCCGGGCCGCTGATCTGAGCCCCAACGATCGTGTCGTCTTCCCCGCCGTGAGAGACCCCGCGGCGCCGATCCCCAATGGCATCATCTACGACATCGTCGCGGTCCATGTCGTCGGACGCCGACGTGAGATTCGCATCCTGGCGGCGAGGCGCGCCGATACATGATCAAAGATCTCCGTGGGTCGCTCCGCTCCTTCCTTCTAGCCGACCAGGCTATCTCTCAGGCGGTTGGTGGTGAGCGCATCTTTCCCCTCGTGCTGCCCCAGGGTGAGCAGCGCGCCAGCATCGTCTACACCCGCGTCTCCGCGACGGGCGACTACCACATGGAGGGCGCATCAGGCCTGGCGCGGCCGCGCTATCAGATAGACGCCTGGGCGGCTACGCAAGACGAGGCCACGGCGCTCGCCGATCTCGTCAAGGGGCGCATCGACGGCTTCCGCGGGCTAATGGCCGACGACGTCTTGCAGCAAGCGGCGCAGCCCGTCCATGTGCAAGGAGTATTTCTCAACGACGAGCGCGAGAGCTTCGACGCCGCCGCCCAGCTCTACCGCATGAGCCGCGATTACATCATCTGGTTCGAGGAGCGTTGATGGCGAAGCGGGGTTCCTTCCGCATCGAGGGGCTGAGGGAGACCGAGCGGGCACTTAGAGAACTGCCAAAGGCAACCGCGAAGGGTGTGCTGAAGCGCGTCCTGCTCAAGGCCTCCAACCCGCTGGTCGCAGATTGGACACGGCGCGCACCGGTCCTCAGGGGATTTTTGCAGCGCTCGATCGGCGCCGGCACGAAGCTGAGTCGGCGACAAAAGGGCAAGCACCGCAAGGAGTCTAGTGTCGAGGTCTTTGTGGGCGCTGGGAGCCTCCCCCAGGCTATCACGCAGGAATTCGGCACGGCGCACCACGCGGCGAAGCCGGCGGGGCGCCCGGCATGGGATGCAAACAAGAGAACCATGTTGGCGTCGATGAAGTCCGATCTCAAGGCCGAGATCGAAAAGGCGCGGGCTCGGCTCGCACGGAAGGCCGCACGTCTTGCGGCCAAGATGAAGGCAGGAGTGTGAAATGACAACGAACGCGAAAATCGGGTTCGGGACTCTGTTCCAGATGCTCGATGTCGATGCGTCCCCGGATTCCTGGGTGACCGTCGCCGAGGTTGTGAGCATCACGCCTCCGGCGCTGGCCCGCGATACCGTAGAGGCTACGCACTCGGAGAGCCCGGAGAAGTGGCGGGAATTCATCCCCGGCTTGAAGGATGCCGGCGAGATGACGGTCGAGCTCAACTTCATCCCGGGGGGCGACGCGATGCAGCGGTTCCTTAGGTCCTTCAACACCGACGAGCCCGACCAGTGCCGGATCGTCTTCCCCGACGGCGGCGTTGACGAATCTCCGCCCACCGCAACGATTTGGGCCTTTGTCGCCTTTCTGACGGGCGTGGAGCCCGAGGCCTCGATGGAGGACAAGATGTCGGTCAGCGCGACCTTCAAGCTGACCGGCAAGCCAGACTTCGTCACCGTGCCTGCCGAGTAACGACCGGCAGTCCCCTTAGCCCATCAACCATAGAGGACCGTTATGGCTAATGCAGTGCGCGGCGAAACCGAATTCGTCTGCGGCGGGAAGACCTACAATCTTTTGTTCTCCGTCAACGCCCTTTGCGCACTTGAGGGGCAGCTCGGCGAGGGCATAACCAAGATCACCGAAATGCTGTCCAACCCGGCCGACCTGCGGTTGACGTCGGTGCGCGCGCTGTTCTGGGCGGGCCTGCGCGATCATCACCCGGAGGTCGATCTGACGGAGGCCGGCGTGATGATGACAGAGATGGGCAACCTTGCGGCGATCGACATGCTCGGCAAGGCCTTCGCCTTGTCCTTCCCGGACGTGCGCGGCCCTTTAGAGGCTCGAGCGAAGCCGCGCGCTGGGACTGGGAAGCGCTCCTGAGCGCGTGGGCCGAGGTGGGTCTCGGCATCGAGACGTTCTGGCGGTCCACGCCGCGGACGGTCTGCCTCGTTATGGAGGCTTCTGGACGCCGCCTCGAGCGAGAGCACAACGCGCGGGCTTGGCTGGCCTGGAATGTCGCGGCTCTGATGCGCGCGAAGCGCCTCCCAACCCTGAAATCTCTCATGGTGAAGCGGCGCCGGCGCGAGCAACAGGCCTGGGAGGATCAGATCAAGATGTGCCGCTTGATCACGGCGGCGTATAGCGGGAGGCGATAATAATGGCAGCCGGGAATGCGGTCATTGGTGCGCTGCGGGTCGTTTTGGGCTCGGAAACCGCGGCGTTCGAATCTGGCATCCGTCGTGCCAACCGCTCTCTCGGGAAATTCTCGCTC